GGGATAAAAAATCTCATCAGCCCTTAGAAGAGTTTGATGAGGACAAATTTATTGTTCACTATTGTGAAGCAGTTATAAAAGGATGGAAGGGCTTAAAATATAAATACCTAGAAGAGCTTCTTTTGGTAGATATTAGCGGCCTTGATCCAGAAGATTGCTTGCCATATACTAAGGACAACGCAGAATTGTTGATGAAAAATGCCAACGATTTTGATACGTGGGTTACAGAAACAGTAGGTGACCTTGAAAATTTTACTGGAAACAAGTAGAGGAAATTAGAAAACTACTTGTTAGATTTGTTGATGAAAGCAATCAAAAAATCGATAAAGAAAAATACTTACGTATCTGTGAACAATTAGGACAAGAGCCTGATCCTTCTAAAATGCCGCTTGAAGTTTCTGAGTTTCCAGAAGATGTTCAAGTGGCATTTTTTATGCACGACTTATTATCAGACAGATGGGATGGTATGTCCGGGTACTACCTAGGCAAGGATTGGACTCAATGCCAACATTTATTTGAGCTGTATGATATAGAAAAAAGAGACCGTACAAATATACTTTACTTTATGAAAATGTATGAAGCTCAGTTAGTAACAACAAAAGCAGAAGAAGCAGACAGAAAGAGAAAAGCAGACGAAAGAAAACAACAAACAGCGGGTAAAAATTATACCCATAATGTAAGAGGATAATGGCTAAGAAAAACCAAATTTTTATAGACGTAGTAATTGACGATAAGGGCACGACAAAGCGTGTTGCTGTTGATGCAAAAAAATTAGGTGTTGAACTCGACAAATCTGGTGCTGCAACTGAGAAAAATACAAAAAACACAGAGAAGTTAAGTAAATCAAACAAAGACTTAGACCGAAACTTGCGGGGAACCGCAAAGATGACGTCTAACGGCACAAAAGAGTTCTCAAAAATGCAGCAAGGCATGGGAGGTCTTGTAGGTGCCTATGCCACCCTTGCCGCTCAAATATTTGCGGTTTCTGCCGCCTTCCAGTTCCTTTCAAATGCTAGCCAAATAACAAACCTAATTGAAGGCCAAAGGGCTATGGGTAATGTTACTGGTGTAGCTTATGGAACAATCACAGATAGAGTTATTGAAGCTACAGATGCTCAATTAAAGTATGGAGATGCCGCAAGAGCCGCAGCAATAGGTACGGCCGCAGGGCTACAGGCAGGACAGCTTACTGAACTTGCAAACGCAGCAAAAAACGCATCCTTTGCTCTTGGTCGAGACCTAACAGATTCATTTAATCGATTAATTCGTGGTGTTACAAAAGCAGAACCAGAACTCTTAGATGAATTGGGTATAATTCTTCGACTTGAAACAGCCACAGAAAAATATGCACAATCAATAGGCAAGTCCAGAACAGAGTTAAATGAGTACGAAAGAACTCAAGCTGTAACAAATGAGGTTCTTGAGCAAGCACAGAGAAAGTTTGCTGCTATAGAGGCTCAAATGGACCCCAATGCTGCTGCACTAGCTCAATTTGCTAAATCTTTTGATGACTTAGTTCGTGGATTTCAAGAGATGGTAATAACAGGGCTTCGTCCTGTATTACAGTTTTTATCAAAAAACACAGTAGCACTGACCGCTGCATTGGCTCTTTTTGCCATCCCTATTATAAAAGCAATTCTTCCTAGCTTGGACGACTGGGAAAAAAGCACTAAAAAATTAGCAAAAAGAAACTCAAGATTTTTTAAGCTATATAAGAAAGGCCTTAAAGATAGTGGCGATGAACTTAATACTTTTATAAAATCACAAAAAGCAATGGAGAAATCAGCCACAAAGACTGCAAGAAAAGTTTTAAAAGGAACGGAAAGCTCTGCCGGGATTGATTTCTTAAGAGGGGAAGGAAAATCAGGAGACAGAAGAAAACAAGCTGCCGCTAGAAAAATCATAGAAAATGCTCTTGAGCAAACAAAAGCTGGAAAAGATGCAGAAACAGGATATTTAAAAGGAAAAAATAGAGAACAAGTTTTAGACCTTCAAAAATCTTATAATGCAAGAGTTGCTATGGCAAAAGCTGCAAATAAGAAAACTATCTTTTCCTTTGATTTTGCATTTGGAGTAATAAAAGGGGGAATTTTAGGCGTTCAAACTGCATGGCAAGGAGCAATGGTATTTATGGTAAATGCAGCACGGGTTGCCTCTATAGCTATTAACCTTGCTTTTAAAGCTACAGCAGTTATTGGGGTGCTCACATTAATATTTGAAGCAGGAAAAGCTCTATTTCGTTTTTTCGTTCCTTTAAGTGAAGAACAAAAAAGACAAAATGCTATAGTAGACGAACTAGGAGATTCTTACGATAAATTAGCACAGCAAATGGCAGGAGCAAGAAAAGCTAGAGAAAGCTTAATTGCTGGTTCAGATCGACAAATAAACATAGGAAATATTCTTGCTAGTGCTGATGTTGATAATGTAATAGCTGGCATAAATAAGATAACACAACTAGACCCAGACAGTAGCTCGTATGAAAAACTTAAAAAAGATCTGTTATCTGTAACCATGGAGCTAGGCAGAATAGATCCAAAATTTAAGACTCTTAATGAAAATCTTGAAAAAGGTACTACAGTTACAGCAGAGCAAAGAAAGGCAGTTCGAGACCTTGCAAGTGAATACATAGATTTAGGTGTTCGTATAGCAGATGTTCCTAACAAAATTAAAAAGGCAAACGAAGCTTTTGCGAGTTTAGCTAAGAGCATAAATAATACTCCGCTGTCAAATCTAGTCGATAATACATTTGATGCTCTAGAAGGGTTGGATTTAAGAATCGAAAACTCAGCTAAAACTCTTAAATCCTTACTAGATGAGCAAACAAAAGCTCTTCAAAATCAAATAAAAATACTGGAGCTTGAAGACAAGTCAGTTAAGTTTATTAGTAAAGATTTTTTGAATATTTATTCAAATGAAAATCTAGAAAAGCTAGAAAAGCTAAAAGAATCATCCGATTTTAGAGATGACGAACAGTTAAAGGCCTTAGTTGATACTATAAAAGCAACTTTTGACCTTATAAAAACGGATAAGCAGTTAAAAAAAGATCTCAAGATAAGATATGACTTCGCACTGGTAAGAGAGCAAGAGATACTGAAGCTTCGACAAGAGTCTTTAAAAGTATCCATTGCAGATGCTAAAAGAAGGGCACAAGGAAATGACGTATACGCAAGAATTATTAACTTGGAAGAAGAAAGAAACAAAAAAGCACAGAAGATAGTAAAAGCACAAGAAGCAGTAATCGCAGCAGAAACAGCACTCTTTGGGGCTACTGGAGAGCAGTTAAAAACAGCCCAAGAAAATGAGATTGCAGCTAGACTTAATTTGCAGCTTGTTAAAGCAGAGATTGACTTCGAACTAAAAGTTCTTGATACGAAAGAAAAACAGTTGGATGTTGAACAACGAATGTTAAATCTTTCAATGAGACAACAAGCACTTGATAAAAGTAGTGGTGAGCTACAAAGAGGACTAGACTTTTCTAAAGCGACTGGAGCGGGTACAGAGGAATCACTAACAAATCAAAGGTTACTCCAAAGAAAGCTCTTAGAGAATGCTGTAGAAGGAGCAAAACTGGAAGTGCAGAAAAGAGAAGAAGCAAGAAATCTAGCGGAAAAGACAATTCGACAAAATACGCGGGCGGCAGGCGGAAATCTAACTATAGAAGATATGTTTGAAGGTACAAGGCAGTTATCACCAGCGGAGATATCAGCAAAACTGAGGCAAAGAGAGGACGAAGCAGTAGCCGGCAGTCCTGAAGGAAGAGGTTTAGTTCAGGCACAACAAGCTTTAAAAAATGCAGAAAATCTTTTAAACATAGATAAGAATAAATTATTAACTTTTAAAAATCAAAATAAAGAAATGGTTGAACAAGCAAACAAACAGCTACAGATAGTAGGCTTTACGCAAGCTCACGTGCTATTTAATGAAAGAGTACTTGAAGCCAAAAAAATAGGTAAAGAGCTAACAGAAGATGAATTAGCTCTTTTAAAGCAGCAATCAATAGCAACAGTAATGCTAACAGAAATTGCAGCACAAAAACAGCAGTTATTCTTCTCCATTGGAGATAGTATCGCTGGAGCTTTTACCTCAATAATAGACGGGTCAATGTCTGCTAAAGATGCTTTTAAGCAAATGGCTAAGTCTATTATTTCTGACATAATTTCAATGGTTGTTAGATTAACAGTGATGAGAGCTCTTATGAGTTTTATTCCGTTTTCTGGTCCCGCACCACTCAACTATGGTTCTTCAATGTCTACTGGTACTTTTAGAAATGGAGGAATTTTTGAACAGCCAAAAGGATATAGGATGGGAGGAAAGGTAAAAGACTATTCTACAGGAGGAATTGCAAGAGGGCCAGATCATGGGTATCCTGCTGTGCTGCACGGACGAGAAGCTGTAGTTCCTCTCCCAAGCGGAGATAGTATACCTGTTGAGTTAAACGGAGCTGGAGGACAGCAGAATAATGTAACTGTAAATGTTACAATGAACGGGGATGGTACATCTTCTTCCAACACAGAGGCCGACGGTACTTCAAGAGCTTCAAATATAGGTAAGATGGTCGCAAGAGCAGTTCAAGATGAGTTGATGGAGCAAAAACGAGCAGGGGGTATATTAAGCCCTTATGGAGTAGCATAATGGCTATCGGAATAACAGTACCTAATATAACCAGTAGAAAGGTAGTTCCCGACAAAAGTTTAACTCGAAGCACAGCACCAGATGTTTTAAGGCACCAATTTGGGGATGGCTACGAGCAGAGAGTCAGGGCAGGAATAAACACCCTAAGAGAGACATATAGCATCAGTTTTGTAAATAGAGACAAGACAGAAGCAGATGATATTATTGCATTTTTTGATACAAAAGCAGGAGTAGACAACTTTGACTTTACTATACCAGATACTAATTCTACTTCTACAACCACTGCTGTACTTGCGTCCGGGCCTAGTACCAGCCTTACATTATCTCTTACTGCTGCAAATCTTGATATTAGTTCTGGTGCAGCTGTCACAGGTACAGGAGTGGATGGAACTCCAAAAGTTACAGAAAATCAAGCTCCAAATGCAACTATAATTGTCGATACAGCACAAACGATTAATAATGGAGTTACTTTAACTTTTACAAACGCAAACGAGAAAACTATAAAAGTAGTATGTAGTGAGTGGAATTTAACATACTCACAGACAGAAAACTATGCGATTTCATGTGAATTTAGAAGAGTTTATGAGCCATGAGCCAACAAATAGCAGTTGATGTATCAAAACAAGAACTTAATAGTGGCTACTTAGAGTTTTATGAGCTTGAGGTAGGTGCGGGAAGCATTAATAAGTTATACTTTCACAATGGCTCTAATGAAAACTCCTCTAATATAACGTATGATGGCAATACTTATATTGCAATGCCTATACTACTCACAGGAGTAGAAGCAAGATCAACAGGAACTTTATCAAGACCTAGCATTACTGTAGCTAACGTCGAGTCTGTTTTAAAAAATCAGTCAAAGTTTAAAACCGAGATGCGAGAAGATGACTGGGACGCTACTGTAGGGGATTTGCCTGTAACGAATTCAAATTTCAAACTGGATGACCTTATAGGTTCTCGTCTTGTCCGAAGAAGGACTTTAGAAAAATACTTAAACAGTAATCCAACAATAGAATTTACAAAAGATACTTACATTGTTGAGCGTATAGCAGCTAAAACAGATACTTACGTTGAGTTTGAGCTTGCAGCACCGCATGATTTAACAGGTTTTAGGTTGCCTTCTAGAAACATAGTGGGAAAATATTGTCCTTGGAAATATCAAGGAGCTTCCACAAATGTTATTGCTTCAGACAGGCAAGGAGCTTGTATTTGGAAAACAAACGAGCAAATTAATCTAGGGTCCGCCACCGCTACGGTGTATGTTACAGAAAATGATGAGCCTATAGTATTATCGACTGCTCTAGCCGCTGCAAGTGCGGCTTATAATAACTCTACAAGCTATAGCCTTGATGCTATAGTAGTTGATGGAGGAATATACTATCAATCTCTGTCAGACGCAAACCAAGGCAATGATAGAACTAACACAGTATTTTGGAGGCCTCTTAGAAGCTATACAACATGGTCTTCTGATGGCACAGCTAGTTATACTGTAGATGCAGATGATAGACAAAAAAATTCTTACGTTCTACACACTAACACAGTATGGAGAGTAAAGATAGCACACACAAGAAGTGGCTCGCTAGAACCACAGCTAGGTTCTGTTTACTGGGAACGAGCAGATATTTGTGGAAAATTATTAAAATCATGCAAGGCAAGATATCAGGCAAGAGGAATAAATAGTAATACGGGTACTAATTTTATTCCCTCTAGCACTTCATCAACAGCTACATCTTTGCCTTTTGGAGGATTCCCGGGGAGTAGGAAGTTTAGATAGTGGATTGTTTAGAGGCAATAAGAGAGCATTTTGAAAAAGAGTACCCAAGAGAAGGGTGTGGTATATTATCTGTGGTGCAAGGCAAGCAGAAGTGGTTTCCTTGTACAAACATAGCCGAAGAAGAAGATCATTTTATAATCGATACAAAAGAGTATTTAAAAATATCAAGAACTTCTGACGTTGTAGGCATTGTGCATAGTCACCCAGACCAACCTTCAGAAGCTAGCGAGTTGGATATAAATAATTGTAATGCGATGGGTAAAAAGTTTTACATATTTAGTTACCCTGAAATGGACTTAACGATTATAGAACCTGAAATAAACACTAGTGACCTTTTTGGTAGAGAGTATGAGTTTGGTAAAGCAGACTGCTTTGAAGCTGTAAGAGACTACCTACTTACTCAAAATATTGAGCTTCCTCCAAGAGCAATGTTTGTAGAAGATTACTGGGATAAGGGAATAGATTATTTTTATGATGATTTGGTAAAAAACTGGGGAGGATACCCTATTCCTCTGAAAGATATACAGGAGAACGATGTTTTAATTTTTAAAATATTCTCAGAGTTAAACAACCATTGCGGGGTGTACTTAGGAGATGATATCTTCTACCATCATGCAGAAAACAGACTTTCATGTCGAGAGAATTTATATCCAAAGTGGAATAAGTGGTTAGCAGGAGCGTATAGATATGCAGCGTAACGTATATATAGAAGGAGAGATGGGTCATTTATTTGGGTCCAAGCTATCGATTAACGCCCCTACCGTGAAGGATGTCCTTAAATTATTAGAAATAAATAATCCTAATTTTAAAAAGTATTTAATAGACTGCCATGAGAAAGGAGTAGGGTTTGCAATAGAAGTCGCAAACGAAGAATTAGAGTATGAAGAAGAACTTTTATTACCGTTGAAAGAAGGAGATGTTACTATAACTCCAGTTCCTGAAGGAGCAGGTGGAGGATTTAAAAAGATTCTCGCGGCCCTAGCAATAATAGCTATTGTATGGGCTTCAGGAGGTTTTGGTGCTATCGCAGGCTGGACTTCTGGATCAGTAACTTTCGGTGTTGGTACTTTTGCAGCATTAGTAGGAATGAGCGTAGGAATGAGCTTATTAATGGCGGGACTAAGTGAAATGATGGCACCAGACCCTTCTGTTGATGGAGACCAAGAACAATCTTATTTATTTAATGGCAGCGAGCAAAATATAATAGAAGGAGACCCTGTTCCTATACTTTATGGACGTTTAAGAATTCCTGGGCAACCTATAAATTTTGAACTATCTACCATGTCAACAAGCGGAGGGGAAACAACCCCTTTTCAGCTAGGCTATAGAGGGGACGTTACTGTTCAAAATGCAATTAATGCCTCACTAGCAAGTATTAGGTACCTATGATATGAGTACGCAAGCAGGAATAAAATCAATTGATAAAAGAAAGTCAGCAAACGACTTAATTGTTCAAGTTGGACGACAAAGCACTTTTCAAAATGTAAGTATAACAGACGTGCTGTCGGAAGGCCCAATAGAAGGATTAGTAGAAGGCGGGTCTAGTATTTTTCTAAATGATGATCCTTTATTTGCGGAAGGAGAAGCTCCTTTTATAGCACAAGAAACTATAACAGCATCGGGTTCTTCAGGGGCTAACAGTATAACTCTTAGTTCTGTAACTGCACAGAGTAAAGGGGACGCTGACTTATTTATAGGAGTCTCAAATGCTTTGAGTGCTTCAGTTGCTATGAGTACCCCTACGTCTGTGGATGCTAGTCCTTTAGCTGCAACTGCAGGATTTTCTTGTACATTGACAGCTTCTAGTCCTATTTTTTCCTCTGATATGGTGCATGTTCCAAGTGGTTATGGCAATATAAGTGCTGTAAATTTAGATCACGGAGATGCAATCATATACCTCACTTTAAACAGTGGAGAAATTCTTGTAGGGTACATAAGTGCATTTACAAGTAGCACGGTAGTAACATTTAGAAGTAATTATGCAGGAGATTTTTCAAATTTTGTAGAAACATCTGATACTGCTGCAAATAATTCTCATACCTTGAGAGGAGATATTTATTATAAGATTTCAGGAATATCTGGAACAACAATAACTCTAACTGCTAATATGAATACTACTTTTAGCGGTAAAAATATACTTTTTCAAGAGAATAGAACTAAAAATGATCCTGCAAGTAAAAAGTACCCCGGTTCTGGATATCAATTTAGAGTGGGGTCTCAAACTCAGCCTGTAATTAGCAATATAAATGGAGAGGGCTCCAGTACAGTTGGATTGACTTTACCTAGCGGAAATCTTACAAAAAATACTCCAAAAACTATAACATCAGCGAATCTAACAGGGGGGCAGAAAACCGAAGTAGATGCCGTCAAATTTATAATAGCTTATCCTACTGGATTATATTTTTATGACGAATCCAATGGAGATGAGTATAGATGTGGGGCAGCTTACAGAGTAGAAGTCGGCATAACAAGAACAGGGCAATCAGAAGTTTTTACCTCAATAGGAGGTAATAATGGTCCTAATGAAAGAGTTGTAGGTATAGGAAACAGCGGAGAGTCTCTGCTTGCTCACGATGCTCAGAAAAAATCAGGAGTTACATTTGAATACCAAATAGATATGACTCCTTTTCAGCCCTTTACAAACTTTTCGATAAGAGTTACTAGGTTAACAAACCACGGAACGGTTGATGATGGTGCAGACTTTACAAGAGGAGTACGAGGTCTTCACAGAGGAGCAAAGGCACTAGAAACACTAAATGAAGCTAAGTTTAAAATGGTAGGCACGGCACAAATTAGTGCGGCTACTGCTATAATAAAAGAGAAGTTAAATTATCCTTTTACAGCAATGGCCAATGTTAGTTTTAATTCAAAGTCTATTTCAAATTTACCAAAAAGAGCCTATGACGTAAAAGGCTTAAAAGTTTTAGTTCCTTCAAACTATGTTACAAGGGACGAAAATATTTCGGAAACAACAAATCCGGGCCAAGTTGCAACTTATAAAAGAAATGTTAGTACGGGAGCAATAGAAACTACGAATCAAGCATGGGATGGAAACTTTAGAGCTGATAAAGTTTACACGAATAATCCTGCCTGGGTATTTTATGATATTTTAACCAATAATAGATATGGAATGGGACAATGGCTCTCAACTTTAGATATAGATAAGTATGCTTTATATCGTATAGGAAAGTTCTGTGATGAGCTAGTAAATGATGGTAAAGGAGCTAAAGAACCTAGATTTACTGCTAATTTATATTTGCAGAAAGCTACTGATGCATATAAAGTTCTAAAAGATATGGCAACAATCTTTAGAGGAATAATATATTGGATGGATTCTGAACTAGTTCCAGTTATTGATGAGAAAAAAGAACCTGTATACAGCTTTTCCAAGGCAAATGTAATAGACGGAAAATTCGAATATGAGGGAACAGGAAGTAGAACACGAGCAAATCAGTATGTTGTTAGTTGGAATAATCCTGATTCTCAGTATAAGTTGGAGCCTCTAGTAGTAGAAGATCGACAAAATATTGCAAAGACAGGTAAAATTATTAAAGAAACTGCGATTGCATTTGGGTGTACTTCAGAAGGCCAAGCCTTAAGATACGCTAAGTGGAAACTGTGGACTGCTATAAATCAAACTGAAGTCTTAACTTTTAAAACAGGTATAAATGCTTCATTTTTAGCTCCTGGTGATATAGTTACTGTACAAGACGGATCAGACTTTTCCCTTCCTTTTAGTGGAAGAGTTAACTCTTATACAGAAAGTGGAGGAGTAAAATTAACTTTAGATAGAGATATAGACGCATATCTACCTACTGCAACTCATAGCTATACTTTAAGTATTGTAATCCCTAAGGTTGCCGCTGTTTTAAATCAAGATTCCGCTACTATAGGGACTGCATCGTATACTAGAGGTCAAATAGTAACACAAGCAAGAGTGGCACATGGAGGATCACAAACAACATTAATAGTAGCCAATACCGACACTACAAACTTAAATATCTCTAATGCACTAGATGACTCAAATAATCCAGTATCCCTTATACTTAATAGCTCTACTATAGTAGAGGAAAGAACTATTACAGGCAGTTCTACGGTAGGAGGGGTATCTGTACAAGTTCCTGCAGCAGCTGTCGATGGGAGAACAACTTTACAGCTGAATGCAGCTTTAAACGAAGAAGATGTAAGTGATCTTGTAGAAGCTATATGGTCTATAAAACAGATAGAAACTGCTAGTGGAGCAACCACTTTAGGATCTGTACAAGAATATAAGATATTAGGAATATCAGAGAATGACGATAAAATGTTCGAAATAGCCGCAGTAGAACATTACAACAATAAGTTTGATGAAATAGAAGAGAATTTTAATGTTGCAGTTGTTGACCCTGTTTTTCCTCCTGAGCCTGATACTACTCCACCTTCTCCTACAAAATTAAGAATACTCAGAGTTCCTATAAGACATAGAGAGGGGGAGGAGATACGAGTAGAGTGGGACCCTCCGTCTTCTTACCCTCATATAAAAGGGTTTCTTATTAACCACAACTTTAATGATGATTTTGAGTTTGAGGAGCTGTTTCTTAATGGTGAAACTAACTTAAGAAAAAATTTCACAGGTTTAAGAGACGGTGTTTATGAAATTAGTGTAAGAACTATCAGTACCCTTGATAAGCGATCAGCTCCACAAACTCAAAATGTAGAAATAGTTGATATTTTTGGAGGAGGAGATCGATTTAGAGGAATTTTAAGAGGAGGA